CGCTAGTATGTCTGCCTCTGATAAATACATATCTAAGCCATAGTCATTATTACCTGCCAACATAACTACGGTCAGCTGTCGTGTAGTGTTATAGCCCATTTGCACCCACTGTGCATTCGCGTCATAAAATAACGTCACATCGTCAGCGTGCGTGTTATTGTTCTCAATACTATCTTGCAAGAAGGTGGCAGCATCACTCGCTGCTACGGCTAAATACACGGCTGCCGCATTGGCATTCGTTTCTATATCGTCTGTAGCTTGATTAAATTCTTCGGTTTGTTGCTCAGTGATTACTAGCATTTCTTCATTGGCTTTGACAAATTCTTGCACTTCAGCCTTGTCGGCAGGCGTACTAGCTTCTGCAACCTTCTCATTGACCTGTATAGCTGTGGACATTGACACGACCACATCGGTGAACACATCTATACTGTTGTTCATGATAGATAAATGCTCTTCTGCTTTTTGCTCTAGTACCTGAGTGATGTCACCGTGCGCCATAAAGTTGTTAGCGTAGTCGTATAGTGCATCATTATAAGCATTTAGCATATCTGTGCTGATATGTGCGGTTTCTGACAGGCTGCCGTCACTGATGCCTACACTGTGATGTGAGTATTCAGTAGCTGCTCCAACTAGCTGTATTGCGCGATCAATTTGACCTACAATCTCACCGCTACTGTTCAGTAACTGTTGATGCTGGTCGCTTTGAGCTGCGGTACTTATCGCTAATAGAAATATAATCCTCTTCAACATCGTCTTCCACCTTTTTGCCAATGCCTAACACCCCATTATACCAGTCTTTATGCTCCTTATAATCAGGAATATAAAGCTCTGGCTGCTTCTTTATAATCAACAATCCTTTTCTTCCTGCCACTAATTTACCATTCAAGATCAGTGGACACGGACTACCAGCTGTCAGCATAGCCCTGTAAACTAGCGGTGACTGGCAAAGACGCGATACGCTAGCAACCTTAAGATTCAGATCAGCTAGCATTTTCGCATCCTTTCTGCGATTGCACTCTTCATCAATTACATAACCACCAGACGAAAAGCCAACTGCTACAGTCTGCAAAGCTCCTGATGTACCCTGTAAACAGGTGTCAGACCCGCTACTCATGTAGCTTGGACTGATAGCGCTGCCTACTGGTATTTCAGAGCTACTGCCTGCACCGTTATACGTATTACTTGTAGAAGTATCTGTAGTAGTATTATTACTATTAACCGTACTGTCTGATCCGTTATACGTGTTTAGTGACCCCTGCTGGTCGTTGGCTACAGCTACAGTGGCTAGCAGCCATAACCAAACAACTCTAAACATTTACTTTTCCGAGTTAGTTACTTTACGGATACCTTGTGCAGCCGTCTCGGTAGTGTACGATACCGCACCAGAAACATCTTCACCAACAGCTGATGTTAGCCCAGCAACGCCATTGCCTGCTGCTGTCAATGTTGAATTAACTACGCCTTGCGCCCCATCTACTGCTGCGTTAAATGATGCACAGCCGAACAAACTGAATGATAATAAAACTAATAAATATTTCATGTTACACCTAATCCTTTTTTAAGAGTTTTTGGACTGTTTCTGATTCATAGATACGAATACCTAACCATACAATTGTAAAAATTGAAGCAACTGGCGGCAGCCATGAAGCCAGTGACATGATACCTGTTGATGCTGCTAGCACATCTACTGCTTCTTTCGTTTCTTCTGTAACCATTGTAGTTTACCTTTAGATTCCGCTGAGCTTTGTATTAATTTCAGCAGTTGTATAATTAATCGTGTTATCTACCTCTGTTTCTGAAACAGTGATAGATGTATCTGTGATAGTTGTAGGGTCAAACGTTATATCAGGGTCTAAGTAAGCTATATTGCCTGAATACCCTTTTAAACCTGCCCAATCAAGGAAGTACGCAGGGTCGCCATGTTTGCTGCCAACTGCAGGCTGTATGCCTGAATCGTACAAAGTATCTGTCCCAACAGCATGGTCTCTAAAATATTTTCTGAGTTGCGCTGGGGTTGTTGTTGGATATTTTTCCAACACCAAACATGCCATGCCACCGATTTGCGGGCTAGCAAATGATGTGCCAGTCGCTTCGTAGTACCCATTAACATGCAAATCCATGAATATTTTATCTCCAGCTGCCACGCAATCGACTCGCGTTCCCCTACAACTGAAACCAGTCAATGTTTCTTTGCCGCCATATTCGTCAGATTTATAGCGAGACGCCATTGCGCCTACAGCGATAGTATCGCCAGCTACAAGATATGGTGGGCGCTGGTACATATATACATCTTCAGGTGCTTCTTCAAACGACTCTATAGTTGAATCTGTATACGTAGTACCAGTAAAATATGCATTGTTGTAGTCTGGATGCCCAGAAATGTGTATCGCATGCGCATTGTTACCAGCTGCAGAAATATGATGTACGCCTGCTTCTATCATGTCTTCTATCGGCTCAATGTAGGTCGTATAATCTGATGCTCGCGGATAAGCAGCAATTGCTTCACTCATAATTGTAGCCCCACTGTCACCACGCCAATTACGAGATGCCGTGCCTGAAAGCGGATGCTTATTGTCATAGTTAGTGCAGCCGTAGCACAAAGAGGATGAGTTTGCTTCATAATCACTGTGCGCGTTTATTGGTCTGTCAGATGAGCCTGCTGGGGCTATTTCCGTGTAATAATCATCTCTAAACATAATAGACCTTGCATAATGAGTATTAAATAATGACTCTTTGTGATAAGTTATTGCATCAACTACTACGGTTGGTCTGTTGTTTCCCTTGTTTTCATGAAACAGACGCATACAGTCCCAGCCGTAGTCTTCTAAATCTATTTGGTCTCTGGGCATAATATATATGCTAGCGCCTGTCGCCCAGCCATAGGTATTTCCAGCAGTAATATAAGCTACTGCTTCAGCATGTTCGTCTATGTTTGATGGATGACTAGTTGGAGCATAATTTACTGTAGGTACATCGCCCATATTTGGCAGCGTATTCCACTGAAACTGATTAATCCTAGTTGCGCCACTTGTCATAAACTCTGGATCAGCCAAATCTAAAACTGATTCTAGATTTAAAATAAGGTCAACCCCAGTGCCGTCATATTCATACGTGTAAGTGCCGTCATGTTCAGTATCAACAGAAACGTTATTTATTTGTGATGTGTGGCGCACTAACCCATAGTTGCCTTTATTCTTGCTAAAGCCACTAGTTGAATTAGTTGCCTGTGACATGCGGTAGTATTCAATGTCTCTAGTTGCACAGCTTTCAATTATTGTCTCGTTTTTTAACGCACGGTAATCGCAAATATCTTCTACGTTGATGTCGCTTTCAAGCGCTAGTTTTTGCATCTCGCTTAACGTACAAATTAATTTTCTTGGGCGGTGAGGCTGAGGTACAGTAATTTCGCCTACTTGCGATATGTAATCTGCCTTATCAACGCCTGCTTTTAATACAACTAAATATTCTTCGCTCATTATAAAGTACCTAATTTTGTGTTTATCTGCGCAACCGTGTAATCCATATTTTCTGTAGTCAAAGTTTGATTATTAGAGTCATATAAGCTACGACCATCAGAATCAACCAATCCAATGTATGTCTCAGTAGTGTCTTGCAATAAATTACCAGACGAATCTGCAATATATATTGTTACTGGCATAGCGTTAGTAGCATTGCTTGCATTATCTGTTGCAATCACAGACATTACATATTTATGTTGCGTTGCTTGCACTGGATTATCCGATAGGATTACAGCGCCTGTTGTTGAATTAATGCTCAAAGCTGAATCGCTGCCAGCACCTAAGCTAAATGTTATAGGATTACTAATTACATCTTCATCACTGTCTACCGCTGTCGCTGTGTACACAACCTGTCCTGCCCCTGTGTTTTCAGTAATTACAGCAAAATTAGAAGAAGTAACTGATGGCGCGCTATCATCTACATTATTTATGTATAGAACAGATATTCGGCTGCTACCCTGATTCCCCGCAGCATCTATCGCATAGCTATAGAAGTAATAAGCGTTTCGTATTTCATAATCAGCGGTCAATAAAAATGTCAGCTCGCCAGTAGATGAGTTGAGAGAAAAATCAGCCGCATTGTTTCTGTCTTCTAAATAATAAGTGATGCCCTCTGTGATACCGTCTGCATCACTTGCGGTTATAGTTCCTACAACTTGGTTTGGCTCATTGTTTTCATCAAGATAGAAATATAGTGTGCTATTTATTACAGGGGCATGTTCATCAAGGTTGTTGATATGCAGAATACAGTCTTGCGTAGTGCTGCCATAAGCGTTTGTGGCTACTAGGCTAAACCCATAGCTTGATACGCTCTCATAATCAGGGTTTACCGTCAAAGTAACTTCGCCTGTAGCAGAGTTGATTGATAGCTCGCTTGAGCTTGTAGCGCCTAACGAGAAAGTTGCATTACCATCTTGTGTTGTAGCCTGATATACAACCTGTGGAGCGCCACTGTTTTCATCTATGTAAACAAACGCTGGAGAGGTAATAATTGGCGCATTCCCAGCAGGCGCTTGTATGTTTAAAACAACCGCGTGTGGGGCGCTCGCATGGCCTGCCGCATCAGTAGCAATAACGCTGAAATTATATTGGCTTTTCGTAGCATAATTAGGGTTTTCATTAAGAGTTACAACGCCTGTTGAGCTGTCTATAGATAAAGCATTATCACTGTCATTAGACAAGCTAAAGGTTATGTTGCCAGAAACTGTATCTGCATCGACAGCTGTAGCTGTATACACCGATTGATTGTCACCAGAATTATCTGCAATATTTACTGCTGTATCACCTGAAGTGATTGTAGGAGCAACTTCATCTACGTTATCAATGATTAAAAGCAAGTCTAATGGGGCGCTTGCATTCCCAATTGCATCTGTTGCAATAACTGCAAAATTATACTGACTTTGTATTTCATAGTCAGGGTTGGTCGTCAAGGTTACAGCACCTGTCGTAGCGTCTATTGTCAAGGCATCATCACTGCTGGCTGCTAGGCTAAACACCGCGCTTTCTGAGGCTGTTACTGTATAGATAACTTGACCTGCGCCTGAATTTTCAGCGATAGCTGCAACAGAAGAGCCAGAGGTGATAGTTGGCGCGCCTTCGTCTACATCAATGATATTGAGCGTTACTGTCTTTGCAGCGCTAGCTGTGCCATATATGTCAGTCGCTATGACATAGAACGTATACTGAGCTTGCGTCTCGTAATCTGGGTTTGTTGCTAGCGTTACTTCACCTGTATTAGCGTCTATGCTAACAGCGGCATCGCTACCTGCTCCCAATGAAAATGTGAACGGATTTGGCGCAGTCGCTACAGCTGTATAAATAACACGGTTAGCACCGCTGTTTTCAGCAATAGATGCCGTATCGTCAGATACTATAATTGGCGCTGCATCACTACCAACAGAGCTAACAGTTGCAAGTCTGTTTAATTGTGAAGCCGCTGAAATGCCTAATCGAAACATAATTACACCACTAGTGCGTGAATACCTGTTGCAGTCGTACCTGTGCTTAAAACTCTCTTAACCGAGCAAACTAAATTATAGTTAGCAGGCACTGTCACGGTGCGAGTGTTGCCGTCTTTGTTTTGAAAAGACACATTGCCAGCAGTTGTGATATACAAGCCAATAGCAATATTGCCATCGCCAACATTGTCAGTGCTATCGCTCACTGACACTGGGATCATATCGTAAACCAAGCCGTGTAGCTCTACTGGTGAGCCTTTAAATGGATTTGCCATTGTTTTACCTCTTACGTATTATGCGTTTTCTTCTAGTTCAGCTACGCGAGCGCGCAGCGCTTGTACTTCTTTAACTAACATAGGTACTAATCCCATGTAGTCAACAGTTAAACTTTCTTCGTCATGACCCGAAACAAGTTCAGGTAATACTTCCTCTAACTCTTGTGCCACAACACCGTAGCTTTGATGCTCGCCATTACGAATCCAATCGAATTGCCTAATTTGCACTGAGTCAATTAAACTACCCGCATCATCAGCGTCTTCAATGTTTTGCTTTAATCTACGGTCAGAGCCAGATTGTAAAGAAACACCTACTGATGTACTTTGTATTTTACCTACAAAACTTCCTCGATTATAAAGGCTAAGAACAGAGCCATCATTTCCCATTCTGTTAGCAGATAAAGGCGCAGACTGATAAGAAGCCGCTACAATTTGACCATTGGGATTACACAATATTCCGTTTGCGCTAGAACCTGATGAATTATTAGTGTGCAAAGAAGTATCAGTAGTGCCTATTAATACGAGTCCACTACCGTCAATACGCATACGCTCTACATCACCAACGCCTACAAACCGTAGCATAGCACCTGCTACAGAGCTTCCGCCCCAACGTATAAAAGAACCATCTGTGTTTGTGTGGTCGTATTCAGGGTTCAAACTTATACTAGCACTGCCTAACGAGCCAACTGTATCGTTACGCTGTACCATCAGCGGATGACTGGGCGTTTTAGTTCCAATACCCACGTTACCTGAGTCATTTATCGTCATTCTTACGGTACTGTTAGCAAGGTTGTTAGGGTCGGTTATCCCGCCAGTAGCAAATTGAATATCATTGTTACCATTGAAATCTTTTGTATCAATGACTAAAGCGTTCCCAAGAGAACCCGATGCGGTTTGGTCAGCGTCTCCTTCCAAATATATTGAACCTTCAACCTCATGTCCATCTTGTCTCAGTTCCATTCTTGGATTATCAGCTTCACTACCTAATTGGTCTGTATCTGCCTCAAGGATTAATGTAGCATCACCATCCGTGCCTGCACTGATATGTAAATTACCTGCTGGACTATCAGTACCTATACCTACATTGCCTGATGCATCGATACGCATCTTTTCACCAGCATCAGCACCTTCTGACTCGCTACCATCAGACGTTGAGAAGGTTAAATATCCACCAGAACCTGTAGCTGTGTGCGTGTATGCTCTTATGATTGCTGCATTGTTTGGCGCAGAATCACTAGAGTCTGTATTATAAAAGTTCAATGATGCCAGCTCTACATCTGCTGCATCATGGTCGCCAGACGCACCTAAGTTAATATCACCAATAACGTGTAGAGGTGCTTGTGGCTGATTAGTGCCGATGCCTACATAGCCAGAAAAAGTTGCTGTAATGTCTGCTGCTGACGCTGCATTACACACTAAAGGGATAGTTGTGTTAGTTGCTCCAATACCAATGTTAGATAGCTGTGTGGCGCCTCGCAGTAAGCTGTCAGTAATATCCCAGTTGCCATTAAGCATATCGCCCCAGTTATCTGAGTCACCGCCTACTTCTGGTTTTTGGAAGTTATACTCTTGAGTGTTAGTTGCCATGTTTTAGCTCCAGCGTACATGTGTTGGTTGTTTGGAACGGCTTGTATCTAAGCCTAGCTTACGTGTTCTTAATCTGTCGTGCTTGTATTCAGATTCATCAGATGATGCATTTACTCTCTGTACTGCTGCGCCATACATCTGTGAGAACAGCGCCAGTCTCTCGTCATCTTTTAAGTAGATAGCAGCGTGTATTAGGGAGCCGTATAAATATACGTCAGACGCAGCTTCTATAAGCCAGTTTGTTTGATTGCTTTCGTCTAACTGGTTTTCTGCTAGATAATTTAGAGTTAACGTGTTAGTAGTATTGACAGTTTGTTCAGTGATTGGAAAGAGGTATGCATACATTAAGCCTGCATTTGCAACTAGCGTGTAATATTTTGGGTCGCCTGTTAGTGCATGGCTGTTTTGCTTTCTTTCATCAAATGTGTTTTGTGAAATGTACTCTACTGCGTATGTATCATTAGCAGCCCCAATTACATCTGTTGCAAACTTCAATTCTTTTGTTTCTAGCCAGTCAGTTGGTAACTGATATACACCAGCACTTGTTGAAGCTAGGTTAACTTGCTTTTCCATCTTCCAGTGACGCACATCGCGATTGATTTGACCTTGCGCCATATCAATAAATGTTGGAATAACACTTGTTAGGTCATCACGATTCAAGAAATCTGCAATGCCAGACTTCAATGTGTCATATGTAGATATTGCCATTATTGCGCTCCAGTTATCCTGCGATTATAACAAATTTAGACCTGTCACTGTTGTTTAGTTTAACAAGCCTTGTGGCATCATGTTTTCTGTGGCTGCTTTCACTGGCGTGCGACCAAACAAGTATGGCACAGACAGTATACCCGCTGCCGTATATCCAGCTGCTGGCAATAAGTTTTCCTTCACATAACCCTCTGGCAGTTGCTCATATCCAGATTTGGCAGTTTGTACAATGTCTTGTATAGATGGAGCGCCTAGCAGACCGCCTGATGTGTATGCCTCTTGTGCATAAGGTGCAGCTGCTGTTAATGCATCCATTAAGTTAGATGTTACCTGATTGCGTATCATCTCTTCTTTTCTGTTGCGTGGCTCAGATTTATATAGGCTGCTAAAACTTTCTGCAAATCTATCACCCAACCCTGTTCCCTTTAGGGATGGCACAGCAGCTTCTACTGCCCTTACACCTAATTCTGGCAACACTTGGAACGCACCACCAATAGTATCTGTAATAACGTCACCAGCAAGGTTCAATGCGGTTCTAGGCGCATCTAGCACGCCAGTAATGGTTTGACCTAGCTCTTCCCTTCTGCGCGTCTTAGCGTCTCTGGCTAGCATATCTTCAATGGCAGCTCTATTCTCTTCTCTCTGCGTGTATCTATCATCGTAGATAAATTGTAGTTTCTCATCCTGATTATCTACGCTTGCACGCATAGCATCAATTGCAACTGGCGTAAAACCTATTGTTGAAAACAACTTCAATCCGTTTTTCTTTACATCAGCTTTCATTTTGTCAGTGAAAGGCAGGTAGAAGTGGTCATCAACAGCCATCATGCGCTTGTCATAATATTCTTGCGCCTCACGCAAATTATCAAACTCTTCCATGACCACGCCATCTTCACGCACTACAGAATGATAACCATCGTCTGACTCTATTCTAAACTCTTCAGTGTTCTTTCTTTTTTCTACCTTTACGCCATACTGCTTGCCAAGCTGCTCTAAGTGCTTGCGTAGCGTCTTGTTGTAGTAAGGTCGTAGCTTTTTGCCTTCTACTTGAGCGTTAAAATTAGACATTATGCCGCTTTCTTTGCCTGCTGCTATGTCTGCTCTAACCTGATCTATTATTTCATCTGCTTTGCCTTTTGGCAGCAGTTTTCTAAAGTCTTCGAGGTCGCTTTTAACATTCATACTTAACTGCGTATGAACCTCGCCAACATCGCCCTGCCTATTGGTGATACCACTAAAGTCAAATAGTATATTAGGCTCTTTATCGCCTTCTATCTTGTGTTTCTTCCAGCTTATGTCATTGATAAACTGAAACTGGTCTTTTGCTACTAACTGCGTTTCACCTGTTACAATGCCTATACCATCCATGCCTTCTTCAACAGCATCAATGATTGTCTGGTTGACTAACGGTATGTGTGGCTTAGCTATTGGCGGTGGTGGTACTTTACTGCGGTAATCTTTGCCAGTCCCTAGCTCTTCTAAACGCCTGCTAATATCTGCCTGTTCAGTTATGAACGCATTGTACACGTTAGCTTTGTCTTCAGGGTTTGCGCCAGCCATTGCCTTGTACTCAGCAACCTTGCTTTCATACATAGCGTCATACAGGTTATCCATCTTCTCTATATCTTTAACGCCAACATCAGGGTTTTCGGCTCTCTGCACCCAATCTGACTGCACTTCTTCTATTAGCCTGTATTGTGTTTTTTTACCAGTTCGCCAATCAAAACTATTAATACGGTCAGTTGTTCTAACGTGACCTGCTATATTTAACTCTGGAAAGTGTGACGCTTCTACAAATGTTCTGTTCTCAGCTTGGCTTCTTAACCTTTTTAGGTGTTCTCGCTCAATCTTCTTTTTCGTGTACCTAGATACCATCTCATCCATTGGCACTTTTACTAAGTCATCGCCAACCCTGTCTAACACAAAGCCGTTGTTTTTGATAGCATAATGTAGCTCTCTTAACTCTCCAGTAAGGCGTTGCTGTGCAGAAACATTATTGTTGATATAATCATTGATCTGCATACCGCTGGGGTCTTCTAGCACCTGCTCTCTGTAATTTTCAATGTTGCCACTAGACCTGTCGCCCATATGCAATGGCAGGCTTTCCTGTATATAGTAATCAGTAATTTCTGAAATCTCTGCATCCGTTACGTCAGGGTTTTGTTTTCTTAGCTCGCTGGCAGCATTTGCGCGCATAACGTCAATGTCTAAGTCTGTTGGATATTGCGAGCGCAACGTTCTTCCCAATTTATACTCATTGTCTAACAGGTATTGTGACACTTCTTCTTTGCTAAGCTGCCTGTCAGTTTGTATCAGGTCGAGGTTGTACTTGTCGATTTCAGTAGATTTTGCCCCTTGTTTCTCTAAATAGTTTGCCCAGCCTTGCGGATTATTTTTCTTTGGCGTGTTAGGGTCGTCTATCATCTTCCTAGCAATTGTTGGTACTGCTCCAACCAACCCTGACGCTTCAGTCTCTTCTGATGACCCTAATGCAATTGGCATACCTACTGCTGTCATCAACGCTTTTGCAGTGCCTTGTGGGTTCTTTCTTATCCATTCAGATACACTATCAACCCACTGTGGCGTAGCGATCTGGTACATATCGTGTCTTACCGCCAGCGCATTAATCATTTGTGCAGCAGTATAGTTTTCGCCTGCTTTTGTTTTAGCTTGGTCTAATATTTTGTATGCATCAGGGTACATCACTCTACTTGGTACGCTCACTGGGAAGCCACCTATCACACGACCCATGATGCCAGTGTCATATGATGGATGATTTGCATTAGGCGACAAACCAAAGTCTTTGCCTATTTGTCCCATAATGTAGCCAGAATCTCCTACGTTAACATTAGCTAGGTCTGGCTCAATTAGCTCGTTCATCAATGGCTGCAACAGAGGAAAGCCCTGATTCTTATAACCAGCCTTATCCATTTGAATTACATATGCACTACGCAAGTTGCCAGCGCCTTTCTGTGGGTACCCATCTGTGCCTAATAGTTGTTTTCGAGCATCTGGATGTCTTAGCCCTACCCAGTCTTTTCTGCCATGCAGTGTTCGCATAGCATTATCAAAATGATCTATAGCATCCTGTGGTAAGTCTCTAGCCTCTACTTGTTGATGCAGCGCATCAGCGAATGCCTGATTAAAGAAATTAGCATCTCTGCCCATAGCAGCATATACGCCCGCTACTGGCATATCAAACATCTCTTCTAGCCCTTCTGCTGCGTTTTGCAATGATGTAGAGGCAGTTAAATTAGAACCCCAGTAATTAGCTGGTGGCGTTAGTGGGCTGCTACCATAACCAACCCCACCTCTACTTTGTACTGGCTCAGGAAGGTCAACACCCCCTATGCTTTCAATTGTTTTATCTGTTACCGTTCTGTCGCCAAGATGCGACTTCATAACCATACCTTCTAGGTCTTCAGGCATGATGATGTTGCGTGGTGGCTGCGGTATTTGTGATGTTACAGTAGGATTATTCATGAATCCCATTTCGCGCATTAAAAACTCTGGCGATTGTATGGAATTTTTAAGGTAACGATTTTGCGCGCCTTGTATTGCTCTAATGTTGTTAATTTGTTCTGGCGCTAACAAGCCTTGTTGAATGAGAAAATTAGGGTTTGTTCCTTGCTGAATATATTGCTTGGCAGATACTGGCTCATCTATCAGGTCTACTATCCCTTTCGCTAGCGCCTGACCTCGCTTCCCCAAACCACTAAATATACTCATAAAACACCCCTGTTGATTAACGGCTGATTATACCACTTTTAAACGATTCCTTGAAGGTTTCGTCTAATAGGTTCACCCCAGTTGGTTGTCTCCTTGTAACCTATGGCTAGATACCTCATTGCATCAGCACAATGGCTTGTCCAGTCGTGTAATGGTCTGCTACGCCATGTCATACCTTTCTCATCGTATTCACGCCTATATTGACGTAAAGCATCTACACCACGCTCACACCTCTCTTTGTCAAACCAGCATCGTGGTATTAGTGACCTTACAGCCTGTATGCCATCATCAACATTTAGCTGCGGTGCAATATGTACTGGTCGCACCCCCAAGCCATCTAATGTCTCTAACCGTGATCTACCAGTGCCTAGCTCCCTGACCCTGACATCATGTGGCAGTATGTGCTGGTCGTATATGTAGCCCTTCTCATTTAATACCCTAGCGTAATGATCTAAACCTACACCGCTGCTTTCATAATAGTCTATAAGGCGCACCTCAGCCCCTACCATCTGTGCAAACCAGATAGAGGTACTATCGCCTACCCCTAAATCCCAAGCCGTTACAACGCCAAGAGATCGGTCATATGGCACATTAGTAATACGCTCATTATGTGTGGCTTCACGCATCTCTACAGCATAGTATGCACCCTCTGCATGAATGAGCATCTCACCTTCCCAGATATGGTCATACAGGTCTGGTCTGTTCTTTTTATCTTCTAAGCGCTCCTTCTCTAGCACCTTCGGGAAGAAAGGGTTGTCACGCCAGTTGATCTCAGCAATCTTCATATCCTGCGGTGGATGCACCCTGAACCGTCTGTGCGTAGCTGAATGCTTTGTCTCTGGATTCCACGTAACCCATATCTCAGAGTCGTCTTCACGTACAGTTGGTATTAGCTTCTGCCATGCACTATCGGACACGCCTTCTGCTTCATCTACCCAGCATAGGATAATACGTGCTTTAGATTTGATTGAGTCTAGGTTGCGTCTTAACCCTGAGAATACGTAATTGATTCTACCGTCTTTTGAGCGTACATACTTCTCACCCAGCTCATAGTAGTCAGAAAGGAATTTAACGCCTCTAATAGCGCTTTTAACCTCTTCTAAGGATGATTCATCAAGTGAGTTGAGGTGTTCCCTTGCACAGAGTATTTGTCCCTGCTTGCCTTCCATACCCCATTGGTAACCACGTATAGCAGTCATCAATGCAAATGATCGTGTCTTAGCTGACCCTCGACCACCATAGGCACATCTGTATCTGGCTTCACCCTCAAACAACTCTACAATCTTAGGTGGCAGCTTAATAGTTACAGAGTCACTCTGGCTCATGCGTTTCTGCTACCAGCTTAATTACTGTTGGCTTAAACGAATCGTCTGAAGATGTATGATCTATCTGTTGCTTATCACCATACTTGCGTGGTGACATTCTAGCCACCTTCCACTTGCGTGAATCTATCTGTAGTTTAGCTCTAGCTAACTCACTTGCCTCTGCTGTCTCTGATAGCTCATCAGCAATGTCTACAATCTGATCTGCGTAAAAGTCTGCCTGACAGTCCCTCGCGCGCGCGTACTGCTCCGAAAACTGTACTTTGTCACTATCATTCAGCCACTTCATTAACGTGCTCATAGCAGGCATACCTTCATCCCTACAGATTTGTCTAGCACTCTCGCCAGCTGCTAATCGTCTGCATATGTCATCGCCTAACTCTGGAGTGTATTTACTGGGTCTCATACGTTTACGTCATACTCTTCATAAGTTGTTTCTAACCGTTGCTTAGCTAAGTATATCACCTCATCGAGTAAGGTTGCATCCCGATCTGAAATAGCCTGAGCAAAGTCATTAATCAACTCTAGGTCGGCTTCATGAATGTCATCGTCAATAGTAACTCTAATCATAAGCCCGATTATACCTTATTTTGTACCGTACTCTAACTCCAACAGTAACTCACAGTAGTGGATAATCTTCTTAATATCCTCAGCACCGTTCTTGTTTCTGTGGCGTGTTGCGTACTTAATTATGTTGCCTTCAATGTATGGCAGCTTGTTTTTTGTTATGTATTCAATAGGCTGTATAGGCATATCGTAATGCTTACCACCTTCTTGCTTTTCTAATGCGCTCATCACTTACCCTCATAACGGTTTCTAAGGTAGCCCAGCGTAATCGGCATCTCTTCGCAGCTACCATCATTCACTTCATTGAGCATCCATATACCACGCCATGAACCATTAGTCTGTGCAGTTAGATAGTCTTCATCGTGTTGATAGAATATCCCAGCAAACAATCCTAAGACGTTTTTACCATCAGCTCTACGTGCAAAGGCAATGTCCTTATCTTGAACATGACCCATTACACAACTCATCATCTTCTTTGCTAACATATTTTTAGCATTAGTTACTGGTCTACCCAAAATGCCTGATGTGAAGTAATGTGAGTAAGCAATGCCATCTATAACAACTACATCTAGGAAGTCATACACCTCAAACCCAAGCTCATTGAGCTTTAGGTCTTTATAGCCTATTAACCCTTCTAGCTTTGCATCTGATTCGATAGCGCGCTCTATACGCTGCTCATGGTTGCCTAAAGTGAACACTAGGCGTGGATTCCATTGTTTCTTCTTGTTAGCTATTAGACGCTTTTGTTCTGCTCTTATTGGCTCTAGGAATAATTCCATAGCATCTAAGCCCGCTTTTATGTCGTCTTTGTACCTGCGACCTTCAAATGATTTCTTGCCTACATCCCAGTTTGATAGGCTAGGCATATCCCAGTGATCGCCAATATGAATAATTACATCTGGTTTCTTCTTTGCTGCATACAAACCAGCCCACCGCAAATGTTCAGTAGGCTGATTTGGTTTTACCTGCGTATCTGGTATTACTAAGTGCCTTGTCATAGCTTACCTCGCTAAGTTTCAGCACCAGTATACACTCATTTATTTAATATCAAATTAATCTCGACAGCTTGCTCTTCAGTCACCCAGATATGCATTTCTTTAAGACCTTCCTTAGCTCTCCTTTCTCGCATCTCACGCATTAACTGTGCTTTTGGCTTTGGCTTCTTCTTACCGAAGATTGCATCAAAGTTATCTTCATACGTTTTGCGATCAGGGATTGGTCTTGGCGCTGAACCTTTACCTGACATTATCACTCTCCATAAAGTATTCAACTACGCTGCACTGCTCATCATACCTGTTGGTTACTTTAATTCGTTTGCTTTTAACATCATGACCCTCTTCTTTTAATTCATAGATTCTGGCAGCTAGCCTTGTAATACCTAACTCATTAAATGCGTTAAGGGTCGTTATTGTATTGCCTGACTCTAAATAGTCCAGCACTCTTTTTGCTTGCGTCATAACTCTCTCCTAGTGAACGGATTTGTGAAACTCATTAAGGATTTCATTCTCAAGTCTTTTCTCAAGATAGAGGTAGATAGAATCTCTAAACGCCTCTGCCAGAGTATAGATCTGCCCGAAACTTACCTTCTTGTTACCAACATACTCTTTGAAGTTTGGCACTGCTAAGCACTCATAAAACAGCTCTGGCTTTTCCTTCTCGCAGACATTTTCTTCTTCAGCAAAGTGTTTACGACAGCCAGCCATTGCAGCATCAAACATATCATCAGTTCCATCTGCATAAAGTATCTCCAGCAACATATCCATGTCGTCATAAGCGCACTCAGGGAACATATCATACAACCACGTTTTATGCTCCTTGAGCCATGTGTAACACGCTACATCCTTGAGCGTGTCTTCCAATTCAGCCATGCAACCATCCCAGTTGTCGTCTAGTTGCACTATCAAATCACCAAAAATCTGCGTTTTCATTTTATTTCCTCGTTTGTGTGAATAATTATAATGAAGCCACCTCAGTGAAGTGGCTCGATATGATTACTCAGAATCAATAGCCTGCATTTTTTCTTCTATGAGTTTTTCAATGTAAGCATTTACTTGTGCATTATGCTTAATTGCTGACTCTACATTATATTTAACATTTTCGCTGTTAAGTTTTTTTAGCAGTTGGATCAAAGTCATTTTTATTTCCTCGTTTATGTGTGTATGGCATCTATTATACAGGAGTAACTGTTACTTGCAAGTAAGTTGGCACAATTTGTGTCATTTTTTGTGCTGTTTTTTTCCAAGTTAAGCTGTAGCCCAATAAAAAAGGGGCTATTGCCCCCTTTCTACTTTGTACTTTTCTATCGGTCTTCGACCAGCTAAGTCATCTATAGCTATCAAAGTTAGCGACATTAAAGTAAATAATATAATGTAGTTCATTGCACCCCCAGTAGTTGAGGTGCGATTATATAGACATAGGACAGGTGTCCTGAGTGTTATTTAGTAATAGTGGATATGATCTTAGGTAATGATGCGTTTCGGTCACCAGTGCATCAAGCTGGTTCACATAGGGAGAGGAATCCCACAGACCTTTTGGGGGTATTAATCTACAAAGAGTAACAACAACATGATAGCTGCTACACCCAGCGCTTCACCTTTTGTGAAAGTGCGCCATTCACTGTCAGCCCATAGCTTAAACTTACTCCTGAGAAACTTTGCTCCTCTCTCAGTTTTCATCATTGCCTTGTCAGCAAAGGTATGTGCGTCTTTTACTGCCTTTTCATAATCAGTCATATCTGACTCCTAGAACGGTATATCGTCTTCTAAAAAGTTACTTTCTTGCTGCGGTTTTGGTGCTTGTTGTTGTTGCGCAGCCCCCTCTGGTTTCTTGCCAAAATGCACATCCCTGACCATACAGACTGGCACGCTCCTTGCATTGCCTTCCTTGTCAGTCCACTCATCCATCTGAAACTCACCAGCTACTGTGACTGGCGTACCTTTAGTTAGGTATTGAGCTAGCCTCTCAGCGCGCTCTCTAAACATGGTGCATCTTACCCATGTAGTCTTTTTGTTATCACCCCAACCTGACGTTACCGCCACGTTTACAGTTCCAATAGCAACACCTTTAGGGGTATGGCGGATTTCCATATCAGCTCCGCAGTTGCCTGTAAACACCATTTGATTAATACTCACCTTATATCATCAATTG